TCTTTGAATTATAGTAGCCATTTTTATTAATTGTTCATCATTTTTTACACCAATTTCTAAATATTCTTTTATTAAAGGTACTATTAAGGTAGCATCACCTATTTCTTGTATTAAAGGTTTTAACTCACTTATTAAAGATGTAATTTGTTGTTTTTTAGTGGTTTGATTTTCATATATCTCATGTAGAATATCTGAGAATTTTTTATTACCAAATACTATTGAATCTAGTTGTCCCATAATTTTTGATTATAAATATAAAAAATTTTAGCTTTTAAGATGAAAAATAACCACTTTCTGAAAATATAATATATTTTTCTTTGAATACTTTGTATAGTTTATTAGCTATTTTAGTTATTTTAGGAGTTTTTACATCGATCATTTCTCTTATATAGATATAAAGTGCTTTTTTATTAAAAACATCTATAGCATCTCTTTTTCTAAATAATTCTAAAATACAATCAGCTATTTGAGCATCATATTCCTTAGGAAAATAGTCAAAAATATTTGTAGTCATATGTTTTACATATAAATCAACAAAAATAGATAATCTATCCCCTTCTTTATATCCTTTATTAAATAACTCATCTCCAAAATTATTATCTAACTCTACAAATTTTTGTGATGATTGTTCTAATTTAGTATTTAATATAAAAAAGGAATTTTCTCCAATATCCAAATTTTGATGTTTAGATATATCTCCTATATCAATAGATTCTATTTTTTTCTTATAATTTTTTTGGTTATATACTATTAACCATCTTTTTACAATAGTACCAAAATATGAATAAGCTTTTGCTCCTTTACTAGGATCAAACAAATGAATTTTATCTAAAAGAAATACCATAATCTCATGTTGTAAATCTTCTAAATTTTCAACCCCATCTGTATAATAAAACTTAAAAGTGTGTATTATATTTTCAGTTAACTTATAAAAGGGATAATGTATTTCTCTGGAGTATATATTACTTTTAAATAATGAATCTTTACTTGTATTATAAGCAACAATAGCATCTTCTGTTTCTTGAGTAAAATAATTTCTTTTCTGTCTTTTTTTCTTAGCTTCTCTTATTATATTATCCATGTGTCATAGGTTATAAATCTTTAATTTTAAATCCATTTAATAAATCCTGTATTGTCATAACTGTTTTAAAGAAAAAACCTATTTCATCATCACTCTTAAATCTCCCCTGAGCGTCTAATTTTTTTAATCTTACATCTGATACTTCTATTGCTTTAGAAATCTTATTTAAATATTTCATGTATTCAACTAAAATGTCTTCTTGTTGTTCATTCTTTTGCATTAAATTAAAAACTGCAAATCCTAATACTATTACTAATGCTGAAAGAATTGATATTATTATTGTTTCCATATTATAAATTATCTAACATATTTTTTAATCCTGGGCTTGATAGATTACCTAAGGCTTTAGATTTAGTTGTTTTATTAGAATTTATTGAGAAATTATTAGTTTTTACAGGTGTGGGATTTTCAAATTTAGGTAACCACTCTATCTCAAATTCAATTCTAGCTGCCATCATATCTGCTTGATGTAATATAAAAGGTAAAGATGTTCTTGGTTTTTGTTCTGGCATATAACCTTTTAAATATTTATCATTAGCTGAGTCGTATAATCCATCATGAGTTTGGATAGCTACCATCTCATTAAAAGTATACTTAATATCATGTTGTTGGAGAAGAAATAATGATCTATCAGGAACTGCAGAAAATGCTAATTTTTTATTAAACATATAATCCTCTCCTAATTTATCTTTTCTCCATTTATCAGTTTGAGGAATATATGCTTCATGGTCTGCATCACCCATTTTACCTAAATCATGATTAATAGCAGAAAATACTAATTCTTCAATTGTAAAAGTATTAATATCTGCTCCTTCTTCTTTCCATAATTCATATTGTTTAAGAGCACATCTAACTACTCTATTAACATGGTCTATATATCCTCCTGGAAAAGCATTATGATATTCTTTTTTATGTGCTGCTGGCATTAATATTAAACGTTCTTGGAATTTAGTATAAAACGCTAATAATTGTGTTTGTCTATCACCCTTAATATATTTTTTTATATTAGAATGAAATTCTTCCCAATTAGACTGTATTTTTTCTGCTGTTAATTTCATAACCTTTTATTTTTAATTATAGTGTTTCCTCTTCACGTTCAATAAATCTCATTAAATTTGATGAAGTGTCTTGTAATCTTTTAATTACATCCCTAAAATCTTTTATATCGGCATTAGGTCTACTTAAAATGAATAATAATGTTTTAAAATCTCCATCTAGTTTTTCCACCAACCTTATGCATGTGTTTTTATTTCTCATAATTGTTTATTTATTATATTCTATATTTAATCTCTTTATTATTTATCCTTTATATTAACATATGTACCTTAATACCTAATATTAATTTATATCCAAGATATATAAAATATTTGAGGAATCCAAGTTATTCTGAAAGATAATTTAGAATTTTTTGAAGATGTGCACATTTTTCATATTCTTCGGTTTCTATAAAAAAATTAATTCCTAATTTTAATGAAGTATCTAAATATTCATCTGCATAAGTGTTTATTCCCTTTTTATGATCTTTATTATTTAAATCAATTTTTTTTATATAAGACCATGCTTTATTATATGTAACAAACTCCCCAGCTTCTTTAACATCATTTAAATCTAAATCTTTATTAGATTTTTGAAAAAATTTCATTATTTTTTTATTAAAATTTATATGATTTAATATTAATTTTTTATACATCCCAACCCAGTAGATAGGTGTATTTTTAAAATCAATATGTACTTTACCATTATCAATTCCCTCTAAATCATCATTAGGGCTAAATAAGTGAAAAATATTGTCTAGATTTATCATATAGTATAAATATAATACTAATATATAAAAAATCCAAATTACCCCTAAAGGGATCCACCACCACCGGGCTTATACGACTTGCCCTGTTAAATGCCGTTTAGCTAGGGTACCTCTTAGGCAGCCATTGCTAGTTCAACTTGTTCGCCAGTTATGCGTATGATCTTCATTATATCCTTACTTTATGTCAAATACCTGTACATCCCCGTATTTTATTGTTTATATTTAGTGGAGATGGTGGGAATCGAACCCACGTCCAAAAAAGCAGCTAATATAACTATAAACGATCAAATATAAATATTATACATTCCAATCCTCCTCAGCAATTTGCAATGCTAAAAGGGGAGACATACTTCCATCTGATTTAGACATAGTTACTAAAGCATAATACATAACTTCAGTTAATTTTTGTTGTTTATTTACTCTATCTAATATTTGAGATATTTCTATTATCTCATCACTCCCTACTTTATCTAAAAACTCTTCTTGAAATTTATCCATTTTATTTATTTATTTATTAAAATCTGCATCAAAGAAAAACATTTGCCATAATCTACCTGTTTCTATACTATGACCAAAGTACCCCATTGAACTGTGAATAGATTGTCCATCAAAAATTACCATCCTATTATAAACATTTCCAAATGTATCAACATCCTCATATAAGGTTCCATCTACAAAAGTTTCCTGTTGGGGAAAATAATCAAATATGTTGTCACTTTGAGATGTGTGATATATTTTAGATTTTTTATTTGCAACAACTTTAGTACCTGTTTCAAATGGTGCATTTGGTGTAAGAAATATCATAGCAGCCCATTGTTGAGAATCTGCATGGTAAACTAAAGGTGGAACATTTCCACTACAAAATCCACTTTGGAATACCCCACAAATAGAATAAACATCAGCCCAATTAGTAATATTACAACCCATTGTTTCTTCAATTTTTTCTTTAACTCCATCAAATATAAATTGTTTTCTAGTTCTCCAACCAACTCCTCCATGACCCTTATCCCAATACATTTGTTCTAATGCATATTGTCTAACAGCATCGGGATCTTTATAAAAATCATCAATTACCCATGCTCTTTTTTTCATTTTTTTATTTACCTTAAATTTATTAGTTGTAATTATCCCCCAATCGGAATTATTATCTGAGTCTTTAAATTTAATTTTTGTTGTTTATTTACTCTATCTAATATTTGAGATATTTCTATTATCTCATCACTCCCTACTTTATCTAAAAACTCT